GTATGGAGTAAGTATCACTGCCCTTATTGCGATCAAGCAAAGGCATTGTTAAATCAAAAAGGTATCCAATTTGAAGAACGTAAAATTGGAGACGGATGGTCAAAAGAAGAATTGCTTGAAGCAATCCCAACAGCAAGAACAGTTCCCCAAATCATTATGAACGGTGAACTTATCGGTGGGTTCACTGAACTTAAACAAAAATTAACAGAAAGTAACTAATGCAAATAGCACTACAACCAGGTCAAGTATATACCTTCAAACTCAATTCAGGTGAAGAATTGATTGCTAAAGTAAAGCAAGCAGGAGGTGATTGGATTATTTTAGAAGAACCAGTTTCTATTGCACCTACACAGCAGGGTATGCAAATGATTCCTAGTGTATTTACCGCTGATCCGAAGGAAGAATTTAAGCTAAATACTAATAGCGTTGCTATTCTTGGTATTACAGACGATTCGGTTAAGATGAAGTACTTAGAAGCAACTACTGGTATCAAAGTACCAGATAAGAAACTAATTTTAGGATAATATGGCAAAATTAAGTCGCTTGGGGGATGCTAATCAAGTAGGTGGTAGGATAATGCGTGGTGCTAGTACTGTATTTGCTAATGGCATACCAGTAGGTCTTCACGTTAGTCAAATCACTCCCCATGCGCCTTGGGGAAAACCCCACCCACCTCATCGTGCGGCTATGACTACTGATGGTAGCCCTACTGTATTTGCAGAGAACTCACCTGTGTTAAGAGTGGGTTCAGGTAATACATGCGGTCATAGCATAGCTGAAGGCAGTACTGACACTTTTTGTCCGTAAATAATTATGGCAGATTCAGGTAAACAAAGTCCCTTAGGTGTAAACGTATTAGGATCTGTATTACAAAATACAGGTCTTAATATAAATCCAGTTGCGGCTGCGCACATGGGGCAAAGCAAAACATATGCTGACTATACATTTGGTACAGTAGTTCAAAACACTTGTCTTAGATTATTGACTTGGTCAATAAACGATGCATACAACCGAGGTGTCGTTACTGATGCGGTGTATGATAACTTGATAAGTATTGGCTTAGCAGTTAATAGTATAGCAACAGTAGGCATTACATCTACTATTGAACGTTTCACCGTGACTCATGGTACTGGTACAGTTGTGCAGTTCCCGGTAGGTACGTTCATCAGAATAAGTGGAGTAACATCACCGAGCATCACTGACCCCCAAGGGTACAATGGCTATTGGCAAGTAGAGACTTCTAGTATAGGATCGTTCACTGTACTGTCATCTCTTGATTTAGGGACAGCAACAGTACAAGGTAATATTTTTTATGGCGTGTCTATACCTGGTTTAGGGAATAGTAAGCCATATACATACGACTGGACAGGTCCTTCAAATAATGGTAGTCCAAATACAGCGTTGAGAGCGGCATGGAATCCGTATAATAGTAGTAACGGGGTTACACAATGGGGCTATGTGCGACTAATTGCACTGCAAGCTTGGAATGAATTCAATTGGAACGGTGAACAAACTGCACCATATGTATTCTATAAAGATTTTTGTTCATCCTTTATCACAGGGTCTAGTTTTGTAGATTATTCTAACTCTGCAATGTTTGCTATGGAAGCTTCAAAAGGCTTTTTGCAAGGTACATACAGCAACATGAATGACTTGATAAGTGCTGACGTTGCAGGTGTTAACTTAGCATTGAGACCTTTTGGTGAAGACTTGATTGCGTTAGGCAAAGCTATCGACTTGCGTAAGATATCTACATTTGGTTTACCATCTGTATTGTTGCAAACGATAAGAGAGTTCAATGCAATAACTCCGTCGTTAACTTTGGCGTTGTTGTCTAGTGGGCTATCTACGGAAGAAGTTCAAAATATAATTGATGATGCAGTGCCAATTACTAGTAATCAGCAACAAAAAGTATACGGTGCATTCTTAATCATAGTAGGTGTTGACTTAGAAGATATTTTAATACCTCTTAATTGTAAAACTAAAGGATTAGAATCGTTAGCTGATTTATTAAATCCTAAGAAACTATTCCCCAATAGCTATCAGTCATTAACGGTGCCGTTGTACAATGTACAACCTAACTTGCCTACTAATAGCAAAACATACTATCCTATATACGGTGCTGGTAGCGTAAACCCCACACTAAGTTCACCTTCTGTAGTTGGACAAGTAGGTCCGCAACCATTGCCAGGTACTCCACCTGTGATAGGAAATAGACCAGCTCCGATAACAACTCAATCATATCCAAGTCAACAGTTATCAAGTCCTAATCCTCAATTTGTCACAGGTCCTGGTCAAGATTCAGGCTCTGAATTTATTCTGAGTGGCGGAGTTTATGCAGGTGCAGGTCAAGTAGTTGTAGGACCAGGTCCTGGTTCAGGACCCCAAGTACCATATGATCGTGGTGAACCACCTAGACCAGACTGGCAGTGGCAGGATAGGACCGGTACATGGGTATCATCAGAATATGCTACATTCACTAACTTACCTGCCGCAGAACAACGTGCAGTGATTCGTGGTTACATGGAAGAAAACAACATCGGTGTCTATACAACTGCTGGATTTGAAGATCCAAATACGGCAGGACTACTTGATTATTATACAAGAACAGTTACTCAAAATCCAGGACAAGGTTAATACATGGCAGAAAATACAGGAACAACATCGGGTTCAGGATTAAACATTCAGGTAGCGGCCGAAGGTTTTGGATCCTACCTACAAAATATTTTACCACCCGATGTTGCAATTGCAGCCGGCGCATTTAGTGCGACAATGCAACAGATTCGTAATATAAACAAGACAAATATAGAACAGTTTGCACAAATTGTACCTAACTTAGAGACAATCAAAGGACTGAATCAAGTTAACGGATCGGGAGTCCCTACTAATGAAGTACTTAATACTGCAGGCTTAGCTCTGACAGCCCTCGGTAGCGGACCTAAAGGTACATATACTATGTCTGACTTGTTCGGTTCAATGTCAGGATTGCCTTACCCTTGGTCTAGTATTCAATCTGCGATCCAAACATTGACTACAACTAAGCTGACTAATATATACAATCAATTGTTTTTAGCAGTCACATGGGAAAAAGCAAAATTAAGCCTTACGCAACCATATAGATATGCTATTCAAAAAGCATATGTCCCGCCTACACCGGCTGCGAATCCAGCAAACCCTAACTATCAACCTGATCCACTGTTACCCAACTATGATCCTATACCATATACATATGCCCCCAACACCTCACCGATATATTGGTCAGCTCAAGGCTCACCAGAAGAATATGATTGGTACTATACTATAGTATTGTCATTTGATGAAGACGGTGGCGGATATAGTAGAGGCACTGCTCCTAATCCTACTATTACTATATCACCTAATAACGTAGGGGCATCTGCTATATCTTTTGTTGGCATTGACGATACGAATGCAGCATCTATGGGTGGAGGAACGTTCGGTAGAGTTAAAGATGTCACCATAAACAATGGTGGTGAATACTTATGGGCTCACACTGTTCAGACTAATTGGTCTGGTAGTAACATATACCCTAATACAACGCCACCGTTTTATCCACCACAGAGTGCCGGCTGGGTTAATGCAAACATGCCTCTAGAAACGGTGACTATACAGCATCCACCTACAGCAACGTTGGCTGTGCAAGCTAACGGAAGTATTAGTACTGCTGGAACAAACACTACAGGGGATGTATGGGGCAGAAACGGTCTAGTATCTTCGGGTGTTAATGGATGGTCAGCACCTATGAATGACGTAGTGCAAGCTTATATTGACCAGGCTAATGCAGAAATAAGTGTAATATATCAAGGTAACAATCCTGCAGTTCAGAATTTAAACATTATGTGGAACTCTACGGGTGTGCAATTAAAAATTGAGCAACGCACTAGATACACTGCACTTACCCCAGTGCCTGATCCTAAAGATGTATTTCTGTCTCAATACCCCCTCACCTTGATTGGGTTTGTTGACTCCATACCGCAGTTCTCTAAGAATACATTGCCCCACATGCACTCACCTACATTAGAAGCAATTAGCAATTGGGATACTATTGGCGGGCAGAGTCTAGTAGCACAAATGCGACAAGAACGAAACCAAGATAGATTAGAGAAAGCGGGTATTCAGTTAGATAATAACATACCTGACAGACTTGACCCAGTAGTAGCTAAGATATTACAAGCTAACGGCACGGTGCCATTAGCTAACCCTCTTGCAGGAGTACCAGCAGATACAAACTGCGGTCCTTATACTACTCCTAGCTTCCTAACAGTTATCGTAGACGGTGATATTGCAATCCCTACTCCAACAGGATACTATAATCAAGTAGAAGATATGTTTTTTGTCACCGATCAGAATACTGCACCTGGTGCAATAAACATATACGGAAATATGTTTACTGTACCTAATTGCACTGATCCTGTTGTAGTTGGGCCGATACAACCAGTAGGCCCCGGGTTACCAGAAGATGGTGGTGGCCCTTATGTACCCGGTAGTCTTGCAGGATCTGACTACCAAGACTTGATACCGCCAAACTTGAACACAAACTACACCGGCGGGTCACTCATATCTTCTAGCTATAGCGTTAGTGAAGCTATAGACGAAGTAATTAAATGTAACTGTGATTGTTGGGTAGCCTAAATTAGGTAAAATTCAACATCTGTGTTATAATCAGATGAAAGGATAATTATGGAAATTTTTAAAAAATATGCCATTGTCGCCGGCAGATTATTGATTGGATCAATGATACTGTTTTTAGGCTTGCAGTTTACTGTAGTAAACATTCCAGTTGCAGAAATAGAAGAACCGGAAGAAGTTGCGGCAGCAATTGACCCAAAACAACTTGTTTGTATGACCAAAAACATTTATTATGAAGCAGGGTCTGAATCAATTGAAGGCAAAGCCGCAGTAGCAAGAGTAGTAATGAATAGAGTTCAACATGGTTTTGCAAAAAATCCCTGTGCTGTAATTTATCAGACAACGCCTGTTGAAAAGACAAATGATGAGGGCATTGCATATCTATCTAAAATGTGTCAGTTTAGTTGGGTATGTGAGGGTAAAAGCGAACCAAACAAAAATTCACAGAAGTACAAAGAATCTGCTGAGGTAGCATATCAAGTACTAGCATACGATAGGTATAAAGAAATCGTACCATCATCTACATTGTTCTTTCATAACATACACGTTGACCCTAGTTGGCCATATCGCCAAGTAGCTAAGATAGGGAATCATATTTTCTACTCTAAGTCAAAAAAAGTTAAAAAAACGCAACAGCAAGAAGCTATCTAAATATTCAAACAAAGGAAATGAATGAGTTATCTATTTACAAGTGAGAGTGTTAGTGAAGGGCATCCAGATAAAGTTGCTGATGCAATTAGTGATGCAGTGTTAGATTTAGTAATGGCTAAAGAAGACCCTACATTGCGATGTGCATGTGAAACATTAGTTACGACTAATAGGGTTGTACTAGCAGGTGAGTATAAAGGTATCCTACATGATGAAGAAGTTGAAAGTGCTGTCCGTAGAGTTATCAAAAATATTGGATATGAACAAACTGGATTTGATTGGCGTACAGTTGAAGTCACTAACTTATTGCACGGACAAAGTGCTGATATTGCTTTAGGTACTGACAACTTTGGAGCAGGTGATCAGGGTTTGATGTTTGGATATGCATCTAATGAAACAACTGCATACATGCCATCAGCAATTTATTGGTCACATCGTATCGTTGAGCAATTAACAGAACTACGTAAAAACGGAATGATGGAATGGTTGGGCCCAGATGCTAAAAGTCAAGTAACATTTGAATACAACGATGATGCCACGCCCAAGCGTATTTCCAAAGTTGTGTGTAGTACACAGCACAGAGAAAGTGTAAGCATTGGTGATGTACGTGAAAGCGTTAAATCCGTTATTAAGAGTATTTTGCCTAAAGAGTACCTAGATGATAATACTGAGTTTTATATTAATCCTACTGGGCGTTTCGTTATTGGTGGTCCTGATGGGGATACTGGCCTCACTGGAAGAAAAATTATTGTGGACACCTACGGTGGTTATAGTCCTCATGGTGGTGGCGCTTTTAGTGGGAAAGATCCTACCAAAGTAGATAGAAGTGCCGCATACATGATGCGCTATATTGCTAAGAACATTGTTGCAACAGGTCGTGCTAATTGGGCTACGTGTCAAATTAGTTATGCTATCGGTATGGCACAACCAATGAGTTTCTATATTGAATGCGAAGATAAAGCATTAGCAAGAGACTTAACAATGCTCATTCCAAAAGTAGTAGACTTGACACCTAAAGGTATAATCGACCGTTTCAACTTGTTTAGACCTATATATAGTTCAACTACTAATTACGGTCACTTTGGTAAATCAAATCTTCCATGGGAAGAAATTAATCTATTCTAAAATGAACTCTAGTCCAGAACGCGGTACCTTTCAACTTAACAACTTGATTAAGAAAGTGGAAGAAGGTGAAAAATCTTTGGAAGATGCAGAGCCTATCATGGAATTATTTAAGACCATGAGAGAGCATCGTATTGAACTCGAAGAAACCGAAGAATGGAAAAAAGACAATATGGAATATGATTTGCGATCCACTAAGTGGATATGCGATAAAGCAAAAGCAAGTGAATCATATGCACAGAACATATATGCGGCAATATGCAATAACGATTTTACAAAGAACGAAGTATGGCCGCTGTTGCAAGGTAAAACTTGGAGCGCTAGTTGGCGCAGTGCCGGCGGCATTGTTGCTAACATGGTAGAAGAAGGTGATTACATGGATTGGTATTGTTCTGGTATACGAAACGATACCGGGTACGATCCTAAATTAGACATAAAGTATCCTAATGGATTCGTGCCTGAAAGTGTAGTCACTGATGAAATACGTGACGACCTATTAAAATTAGGTTGGATAGTAATTCCTAGTGAAGATACAGCCGTATAAATACTTTACAGGAGACAAACAATGCTAGATTTAAACCGTATTGGTTCCGGACAAAAACTGATAAAAGCAGTAACACTACATAATAGCTCAAAAGTTAAACACTTGACGAGACAACAGCAATTAGAAACACACAGACTACAGAAGAATTTAAAATTTCCCCCTTTAAAACCCAACTGAGTTAAACTATGAGCAATGAATTAGCAAAATATATTAATAGTCGCCGCCGCTTTAAAGACGAGACTGCAATCAAGAAACAAGTTAAAATTGCTAAAGCACACGGGCTTAGTAGCAAAGACAAAGCAGTCAAAGAACCACATCGTCTAGCAAAACACCATGCAATGGATTGCGGCCGCCCTAGTTGCGCTATGTGTGGTAATCCGCGACATATACACAAAGATGGACTAACAGCCCAAGAAAAACGTTTGTTTCAAGATACAGAGAGTATCAGGGATAGACATAGTAACGGAACCCCGTCAGCAGACGAGTTATCCTAAACACTTGTAACTTTAGACTTTTAGTGTAAAATAGAAACATTCTTAGCACTCTACTAAGAACTAAATAATTATTCACATTTTTTATAAGGAAATTAAAATGAAGAAACTTTTTGCAATCTTGGCTTTGGCCCTAACTGGTACTGCGTTCGCCGCAGATTTCGTATCTGTTGACGTTGACAATGTACGTGGTTTGAAGGGTGCAACTGACAGCCAAGCGCAATATGTACGTGCAGGTAAGTCCTTTGGTAACTACCAATTGGGTCTACAATCTCGCACAGCTACAGTTGATGGTGGTGGCACATTGAGTAGCTTGGAAGCTACTGTTGCTAGCAACAAAAT